GCCAACAGCTTTTCCTGCCTCATTGCTTGCAGCACCGACTCCCGCAGGCTCATCGTTTTCTGCGCCTTTAGCGGGATTTTACGTGGGGTAGGATCTAGTATTTCCTCTCCCTTTTCGTTATGCCGCTTTTCCGATTCAACTGACATGCTTTTACTCCTCAGCTCCGTTTAGAAGATAAACGAGGTCCCCTTCTGGCACACCAACCGTCGCGCCTGGATGGAATGCTTCGCGTATATCTGGAACACATCTTTTGACGGCACCGCGAAAGTCCGCTCCGATGGTACGCATTTAACAAAGTCTGCGTTTAGTGAAGTCGCACCGGCGAATATCCGAGCCATATGGAAGAAGTTTAAGTCCGAGCTGCGGAACTCTCCGCCGATGCTGCTTTCCGTCCGTCTATATTCATCGTAACGATCTTGCCAGCCGAACGTGTCATTTGGATCAGTGTTCGCGCCATACACTTCCTTGCGAAGCACTTCCTGCTGACCAATATGCTCTAGCTCTTTTTGCCAGAAGTCTTCTTTAACCCTCCGGTTCCAAGTTCTTGGGAGTCCGTTTCCGTAGATAGTTTTTGGTCTGATGGACATGAGCGTGAATACATAACCATGCTCCTCAAAGAATCGACGGTAGCGGTTAGATCGCATAGCAGATATTCCATGCCCGCGTAGCGTTCCGACAGGGTTCGTCCCTTCAGCAGTTTGCAAAATTTCGCTGAATTGGACAGTGTTCGAGCCACCCCCGAGATATTCTGGACGCTGCAGCCGGGCGTCAGACGATCTGACTCCGAGGTATTGGAGGTATTCTGTGTATCGTGATCCATATCGTGCTCTCGCTTCCATGTATCGTTGTAGCGCGAGAGCTTCTCTTAGCACATTTACCGAGACTGCGCTAGCGGAACTTAAATCCGCCGTCACACCTGTGAGGTTCTGTTGAAACGCATCCGCTGCAATAAACAGCTGTTCGTCCGTTATCGTGGTACCCGCCGCCAGCTTCACCTGCGACTGCAAAGCCGTGGCATCCATTTCCACTACTTGTATGCCTGAGCTGCCTGTGCTCTGCACACCATAAAGTGACGCTCCTGCCGCTGCGCTAAAGTCCACTGGCGCCGTCGTTCCGATCGGGATCGTAATACCTGTACCTTTTTGCTCGAAATCACGAGCCGATGTAAAATAGTCCTTTTCCCATGCGCAATTCTGTAGCGTCGTATTCGTGGTCGTATCCGGCCCAGCTCCTAAATCTATGGTCAACGCCGTCTGCAGGTCCTGATCCCTATACCATTCGTTCCATATCAGCGAGTATCCCCTGAACGGCAGCGCAGATACCTCCAAGTCGGCTACTCCCGTAGGGCAGCCCAAATAATCAGCCAGAGAGCCAATAGCTGCACCAGTAGAGGCAGGAAGATCAACAGTGGGGAAAACACTGTCATCGTCTCCATCGGGTCCACCAGTGATAAAATTCTCCCAATCCTCCCAGACGAGACGATGTGGAACAAACCAATGATGAATACGCACATGGACAGGATGCATAACGGGAGAAAGAAGAGCCGAAGCGCGAACAAGCGCATTCGTCGCCTGTTGGATACTGTCACCGGGTAGCACCTCCGTTAATCCGCATGGTACGAGCTCTCCCATATCGCAGGAGAACAGCTTATAATTCGACAACGAGTGTTTATATCGCTTCACGTTTCCTGTTCCTTCTTTCCCGCGCCTCGATTTGGCGCCTCTTCCCTAACGATCGCTTCAGTACTTCCGCCTGGACAGACGCCTTAGTATTCCATGCAGTTTCGCGCACATCTTGCATTTCGGCAGCCGCCTCAGATAAACTTTCGAGTGGAGCGTTGGCGTCACGGCCGATATACGTCCTGAGTTTTCGTCGTAGATAACGTCCCAGTGGCCATTGAGCCCTGCCATGTTGAAGAGACAGCGGTACATCTATCATCCTTTCGTCCACTTTGTGCTGTAACAAATGCGAGGCTATTTCGTGAGCCATCCCCAGGCCGATACCCGGCCTAAGTGACATTCTAGCGAATTCCGGGTGCCTTTCATCTAATCGTTTGGCTGAGGTCCATTTCTTTGTAACGTATCCTGCCACATAAGCCGCAGAGGATTGTTCGAGCTGTCCCACGTCGATCTTTCCCTGCCCCCAAGCTCTAGCGATAATATCGCATCTAACACAACACGAAGCTCTATGGGCTTCCGTCCTTCCTCTAAGGCAGGGTCCGTAATTGAATAGAGCAAGGTGGTAATGGGGTCTCCCGGATTTTTCTCCATATTCTCCGCAACCAAAATAGCGAATGCGTCCATATCCCTTAAGATCACATTCCTTTCGTAGCCGCTTAATGAATAGTGTAAGTTCTCTAGGTGAGACACTACTATCTGCAGGCAGGTTATCATCGTTGTACGTGAGCGTAACAAAGCTGTTGTCGTCATACTGAGCTGCCTCCAACATTATCCTGTGTGTCCATATCCTTCGCCTATTAATTCGACACGGGAGGCACCCACCACAACCGTAGGCGCCTCCCTTATGTATGAATGGTCTTTCACAGTTCACTAGAAACGATGGCCTATCCTAAGAGGTCTAACTGTTCTCCCCCGACGCCTACGCGAAAAACTACGACGCGGGCGGCGGGATGTTCTACGACGGCGACGTGAATAGCGCATTAAGGCCTCCTTAGTTTATACTTGCCGTTTTCTAACACGAAATAGGGGCGCAAATTCCGATCGAAGTAGTCTTTCCTCTGTTGCAGTTTATCCGCCATCCATATGGCTGGTCCGTAAATATAATCCGACATTTCCCCGTATCGGTCCTCGTAGGTCTGGGCGTTGCTCCATCCTGTATCTGTCCCTTCTCTCACTCCCATTCCTTTTATAGACGTTAGTTGCTCCGGGTCCACATACCGATCTAATTGCGGGGAGTTCCCTTGACCAGACATTCCCAGCTCGCCGGCGCGAGTATGCACTGTAGGTAGTCCCGGGTTGGAAGATTGATTGGCGAGAGCGTAAGCACTAGCGAGCTGAGCCCTCTTAATATCGTTGTCAAGTTTAAGTCCCTCTAGCTGGACCTGCGATGCGGTGAGGGCCAATGCGTCGCCTTTGGCCTGATTTGAACGCGTGGCGTCAATGGCTCTACCGATATTTTGACCTGCATCTGCGAGAAAAGAGAAGTCTTGTCCTCCCACAGATTGGGGGGCGTATGAATGGGTCTGCGCCCCAAGCGCGTAGAGCGGGTGGATACCGGCTTTTTCGGCATCTTTTACTCTCCATTGTATCCCAGACTGCGCGAATTCTTTTTGCTGTCTATATTGCTGTTTTGCCGCTTTCTTATTTGCAGCGTTCGATATCAGGCCGCCGGCTATCTGTGCACCTGCGGCTGCGAGAGCTGGAAGCATCTAACCCTCCGTACTAGCACTGATAGTTACTTGCATAGGAATACCGTCTTTTTGATCCAGCTCCCTTACCAGTACGTCGAAGTGCATGCAGTACTTCCCGTCTAGCTTTTCGTCGAATACATATTGCAGCCTTGTGAGGCACAACGACTTTGAAGGGGTTTTCATGTAATGCTCTGCGCAGATTATAATTAAGTCGTGAAGGTTTCTGTGTAAGCGTAACAGGGCGGGTGTACTTTGTAGGGTTGTATCGTCGTCGGTCTTGAATAGGGTCGGCATAAGACTGCCTCTGTTGTTGTAGTAGTTGATGGATTAATAATTGAGGTCGCAGCACCCGGGGGGTAGCGATAGGTATAATGTTATCGCGCTGCCGAGCGTAGTCATCCGACTGATTTGACCTCCTCCGTCGTGCCATTTGAGCTAGCTCCTAGTGTCACCTAGCGTAGTACGTAACAAGGATCGTACTACTGACTGGGGTGCCTCGCAAGTGCTCGGTGCGGGTCCTGTGGGCCGCGTTGAAGCGCCCGCCCAGGCAAGCCTGGGCGGGCGGAATAATGCTACAGTGAAGTGAAGTGGGGTCCCACCAGGGTTAACCCCTACGCCGACCCCAGCTCGGGTGAGGGGTCGGCTCCGGGGTTAACAACAGGTTCCTTGCCTTCGGCCGCTTTACTCTTTTCTTTTTCATGCGCGGCTACCGCCGCGCGCCTATTGGCCTCCTTAATCTTATCGTTGATTTCCTTAGCCTTCGCCTTCAGCACCTTAATACTAGGCACGTGTTCGTTCTCGTGCGGGGAGATCGGCTCGAAATCCTCGCCTATTTCGAAATCGTCAGCCTCTTCCTCTGTTTCCCCTATAGCATCATCCGCCAACAGCTTTTCC